TGTTATAGGCTTTGGTTATTGTTTGCTTAATAAAGAATAGCTTGAAGCGTAAAGACTTGATTAAAAAAGAAAACCCCCACCGACATCACGTCGATAGGGGCCTAGAGAGGAATATATAAAGTAGTTAAGAAAAAAGCCTAACTGATGATGTGGCTATGACTTGGTTATGTAACCACAAAGCATCGTTGGCGATCAATGCGAAATCTTCGTCTGATATCGTGGATAGATCTACGCTGGGAAAGTAATGACGGACGAGGGCTATATATTGTCTTAGCCACTCATCACCCCTTACTTGCCAGCGATCGAGAAATTTGCGACCTTGGCTTGGCGAGAGCCAATGATATTAACCAGTTTTGCGGACAAGCCATATAAGAACAATGAATCATCGTCCACTAGTTCCTTATCTCCTTGGATAAACGTGTCACGTGCCAATGATCGGACGGCTGCGATCTCATCCTTCTTCTGTAATTGTGCGAACTTACTGAACGCAACGAAATCCGGTTCTCTGAAATAAGCGATATACACTTCCTTGTCATCGTACTCGTCACCAAATACTACGATAGGATAGACTCTTTTGTTTTTCTTGGGGTCTTGTTTTCTGATTTCCTCTAAGGTTTTCTTGATAGTTTCTTCTTGTGCTAATGTAAGCTCTTTGCTTTCTTCCATTTCCATAATATATACTTTGTTTGGTTGTTTATGAAAGAATAGAGGGGATTTTAGAAAAAAGTTTGATTAAAATATATCTCTTGACTAGTCATGCTGTATTCCTAATCAAGAGATATATGTAGGTTATTTTATTTCCTTAGATATACTTAAACGATATTGAAATTCATCTACCAATCTTTTAATGGCTTGCTCCATAGGATCTTCTATATCTAAAATATCTTTCTCGTAAATGATTTTATCAGAGATATCAGATAACATCCAAGTTCCATATGGTGCTACACATGCTGAATGGGAGAAATAGCCCGTTAACATTGTGTTATCAATAAGAACAAATGGATGGAATAAAATGGTATTACATTCAAATAGCTTGAATCTGTTTTGATCTTCAGCTTTTAAAGAATTTTTTATTGACTTAAACGCTTTGATATTAGTTCGTAATTCTATAAGTAAATCTTCTTCACTATATTCCCCTTTACGAAGAATACCCGCATAACCATTAAAATGATCATTATGAAACTTTACTAATTCTTCAGTAGGAAAAATTACATTAACTTCTGACTTGTCGTTCTTTTGAATCATTCTCTGATAGTGCAAGTAATCTCCTGTTTTAGAATAATAAGGATAGATTATTGCGTCTAACCATATCCGTTTACAAGCTTTTTTCAATAAATGTGTTGAACCATAGTTCTCATGCGGTGTAACTACTTTTATCATATATCTAGAATTTAAAGGTTTTACAATTTCTTTTTCTCCAATATCACAGAGGAAACTTATGCAGATTTTTTTCCAGCTATATTTTTTTGTTAGCATTTTTTTTAGGGATGTAGCATATTCTTTCCATTTTGATTGTTGATTATTGATAGTTTTAATGGCTTCACTGACATTTTCCAAGTCTTGTTGCGAAAATATTGTTTTTCCATCTCCTTTTATTTCTATTGGGTATACATATTTAGCGGCTTGGTTGGCAAAACTATCATCTAAAAATTCATATAAACCAGAATTTTTGGAAACAACCAAAGGAATACCAGCAGCAATAGCTTCCCAGCCAGCTAAACCAAAACCTTCATGGATAGAAAGCATAAGTGCGACAGTACTTCGTTTTAGCAAAGTAAAAATTTCTTCTCGATCCTCCTTATATGGGACTATATTATACAACGATTGACCTTCTCCAAGATTAAAAATGTTTAATTGACTTGAAATATGATTTTTAATATCTTGAATCTTTGATTTATCAAGATCTTTTTCTAATCCTACTAGTTCTACTTTAGAGTCGTGATAGAAAGCTCCTTCTCCACATTCTAGAATAGCTTTCTTTAAAGCGCAAACCGTTAGGCTAAATAATTTAATATAGTCTGTGTTATATTCTAGTCTGCCTGTACATACCCCTATAAATTTATTAGGTAATTTTTGATTGCTTTTAATTTCAGGCAATCCCGGTATGAACATCTTACATTTGCTTTTCTGTTCATCATCTACAAGATCCATTGCTGATTTATACAATTTAGGACCTACACCAAAAATAATATCGGCATTACTAAATATTATTTCTTGCCTTGATTTTTTATAAGATGATTTGTAAGGGTCAAAATTAATTTTAAACGGTTCATAGCTTTCATATGACATATGATGGAAAGCTATGAATTTACTGTTATACTCTGATTGAAACTTACATTCATAGGCAATTTTTCCTGAAATTACATCATGCCCAATAAAGTAGTTCTTAGCATCTTCTCCATTAATAGATTTTAGAATGAATGGAACAAAGGCATCACTAAACTCTTGTGACTTTAGGTTTATAATTTTAATACCTTTGCCTTCTGCGTCTTCTAATCCTGCTTTGTCTATATTTAATACTACACAATAAAGAGATAGATCTTCCAAATCCAATTTTGCTAGCGAACACAGTAAATCATAATTGAAAGAATTTATGCCTCCTTTTTGAGTACCCCATGAGTCTGTCAAAGAAATAATGTTAACCATGATACTTAGATTTAAGAATAAACAAATATAGTGAATAGATGATAGATTATCCATGAATTTTCATTTATTCGACATGGTTATGTTTTATAACATGGAAATTTGTTTTGTTTATAGATTTGTAGTCTATCAGAGGGTTATAAATAAAAAAAGGGGAAACAAAGTATATCTGTTTCCCCTTAATCTACTATTATAATTATGTCCTAGGATCGATTCCTCCCGGATTAAGATCGAATTCCTTAGAAAGATCCGTGTCATCTTGTTTTGCTTCCATACCATCCTCAGAGAAGATACACTTCTGTAAGGTGGTTGTCACTGTTCGTCCGTCATCTGGATGTGCGAAATGAACGATCAAATCAAACTCTCCAAGTCCCATCAACGTACCATCCGGAGAAGCTTCTTGGAACATTACCTGCGTGGCGTAATCAAGCTCGATGGAGGCTGTGTATGTCCAATTGCCGTAACCTCGTGAGATTGGTTGGGAACCGATACCATAGTTGCTTTCTACTTTTCTTTTCCTTTCCCATTTTACGGCCTTGATTCCATAGATCGCCTCGGACGATGAGGCGAACCCGAAATTGACCTCGATCATGGACCAATCATAAGCACGGCCATTAATAAGTGTCGTAGTACTATCTGCCATATGTGTTGTTTTTAAGCGTTAGTTAAAGCGAATCCTTCCTCTACGATGATCTTTGATGTCACGCCTACTGGAACGATTGCGTATGTTATCTTTAATGTATCGGTCAATAGAATGTTTTGGTTTGAAGAGACCAATACGCTATATCCGGAGATCTCGCTATTACCTTCCATCGTGCTTAGGATGTTCTTGACAACATTTTGGTATTTCTTGATCTCGATCTCAGCCAGATATCCGGTTTTAGGATTAACCAGTACAGGTGAGTTCAAATAGGGAAGGAGGGCGTTTCTAATCGCACGCCTTGATTTATCGATGGCTCTGTTTCTGGCGATGGTCCTATAATCACCATTGGAGCAAGTCCTGTCTTTTGAGAAATAAGTACCATTTGCTCTTCCTGCGTATTTGATAGGGAAGACATATCCTTTTTCCTCAATCTCGTCAATTTGTGCTGGAGCCAATGCCTCGAATTGCAACATGCTGACAAAATCCTCTCCAGTGTCGTTAAGTTCTATATTACCGAACCCGAACTCGATCTCGCTCATATGTTTGGAAGTCAGGTTGAATTGGTTTACCCAAGCGATAGACTCACACACCTTTGCTTCCGCTACACAACCCAAGGCCACGCCTACGCAACCGATAGAAGAGTGCTTTGGGTTCTCGATTTGCATTTGTCTTAATAGCTCGGATTTACCTTGCCCTAACAATGCTGTCACACGTGGAAAATCTCCTATGCAAGATGGGATCTTTACCAAATCAATGGTCTTGATAGATCCCGTGGAATCTGCGGATGTGGAGTTAGCTGTTAATAATACTGATAACGGACGGTGCTCGTTAGCTAGCTCTTCGGCGATCGTATTGATATCGGCCACTAGATTTAGCGAATAATCATCTTCTGAGCTGGATGCTACAGACCAAATGTTTTGTGATGTCCAGATTCCTAGCTGCTTAATATCTCCTTTAGCTACAGACTGGATGGTCTTGATTGCGTTCCAGTTCTTTGAGCAATCGGCGAACATTACATATAATGACCCATCCGGTTTCATGCGGAAAAACTCTGAGATATGAAAATAAGGGATACCATAGAGAAAGTTTGATTTATCTTTTTCAAATTCAGTAATACCTAATGTCACAGCCTCGTTAACGGAGAACAACTGGATAACGTCCCCGATTTTTACGTTAGAGGGCATCTGCGTATCGGTTGGGATGTCAAAGATCAATCCGCTGATATGATCGTTACCAACAGAGGTTGGTGTGAGATTGCCGTCTTTTCTGATGAAAGATACTGTTCCTATTGCCATGTTTTATTTTTTATGATAGGGATTTTGATATAAATGAGCGTTCGGGTACTGGATCGTATAAGCTCCACCCTTATTATCAATATAAAGTTCCTCGTATCCAGTGTACATTTTCAATATCTTGTTGATATTATCTGGAATGATCTGGGGAGTTGGTTCTTGAAGGGTCTTTAGGGGAGCGCTCTCTTCCATGCCTTCAATCTTATCGCCAGTCAGTTCAATGATTGGCGCTTCTTCTGTAATTGTGGTTTGCAGAGACTTTTCGGTAATCTCTTCCGCTTCTTTCTTGATTCTTGCCATTTTAATATTATGTATATAAAAAAAGGAGCGAGACTTGGCCTCGCCCCTTATCGGTTTTGGTTATTGTTTGGTCTTATGCTTTGGCGGTCAGTTTATACGCTGTCCAAACTACGATCTCTGCCGGACGTACGATATTAACATCCATCTTCATTCTCATCTGGAAGAAGTATAGCTCAGAGTTGGCTTGTAAACGATCGATCTTCAATACCTCCGTATCATTGGCATAATCAACGCCCATCCATAAGTTAGAGTCCATTCCGGTACTGAAATTACCAAGAACGATAGTGCTCTCCGGAATGCCTACGATAGGAACGATTCTCTTACCCTTGAACATATATTTGTTGACTTGGGTATTGTCGTTGTACTTGTATTGTTTGGATGTTACGTATTGATCATACAAGTCCCAAGAGGCCCAGTCCATGATGTAAACCAGATTGTTCTTTCTGATCTGGTAAGGACATTTCTGCCACATCGTGTACATGGCAGATTCGATCTTCTCGCCAGTATCCAATTCTGTATTACCAGCCAATACCGCAGTTTCTCCATTGATACTTTCCTTTAGGTTGGCCAAGATACGATAGATAGCTCCATCGAAATACTTATAGGAACCCGCTCCCAGATCAACGCCGTTTGTCGGTTTTGTCAACGTATCCGTGATAGCCGCAGTTCCACCCTTTACGGATTGCCAAATAGCGTCCCCGATAAAGGCGTTCTTCTTGTCCATCAACAATCGTAACATCGTTGCCTGTACTTTCGGGTCAAGCTCACGGAATACTAAATTACCATCCGGTTGAGCGAACATCCAGTATTTCTCGAAGTCACGAGGATTGAACTCTAGATAAACCATGAAATCCTTCGGTTCCAAATAACGTTCACGGAACGTGTATGTTCCTTTGGAATCTGTCGGGCTTGTTGGGGTTGGTTTGTTATCTTGGATGATCTCACCTAAACTTACGGAAGGAAGGGTGTATTTGTATTGGATACCACTCTTGATATGGATCAAACCCTCCTTATAGGTATCATTGCCTTGGGCGGTATAGGTCAGCAGGTCCTCTAGGACTTCACCTGCGTATGAGTTTTGTGCAAAAGTTACACTTGCCATAAATTAATTATTAAGGTTTTAGTTATTGTTTTTACTTAAGTGACCCAAAAGTGAAGTCCTTGCCAACGACAGCCTCTACCTGTTCGGCCATTTTAGCCTCTACCGTATGGACACTATCTTTCACTTTTTCCACATTATCCTTGTCGTTTTCAATCTCTGTGGAGATCTTATCTCTGGCTGGGATAGAATCCAACGTTGCCTTAGCCAAATCAAAATTCTTCATCGCCATGTCCATCCAGTTCTGTTTAGCTGAATCCTCGATCTTACCGGCTTGAATAGCGTCTTGGACCATAGATGCGATTTTCTGGTTCATAACCTCTTTCTCAGCATCCTTGTAAGTTTTCAATTCTGCTTTAACATTTTCTAGCTCTTTAGTCAGGTTCTGGTTCTTGGTGATCTCTCCCTCTT